CCGACACACCCTTGAAGAATCTCCCTGTCATTCGTCCTGAAGCTGCAACCCACTCACCGAAAGGCGACAAGTGGGGCACAGCTGACGATTTGAAGGCAGCCGAGTGGATGTTCAGCAGGGTGAAAACTGTTACTCCAACTGCAAAAGACCCTAACTGGCCTGCCTGGGCTAACGAAGTCCGCCTTCTGAGAAGATCGCTGGATGTCACGCATCACGACATCTGCGAAACCTTCAAGTGGGCTAACGTCGATCACTTCTGGCAGACCAATATCCTCAGCCCTGCAAAACTCCGCGCCAAGTGGGACACACTCCGTGCGCAGATGAGCCAGCCAGGGCGTAACCGGCAGTCAGCGCTTCAGCAGCCCACTCAGCACTGGAACAGCCGCGAAGCCTGGGAGAATGAATTCCTATGAGAAATCTCGTATCAGCAATTCAGAACCGTGATGCCGGCGCACTAGCTCGCATTGCAGGAGATGGCCCGCGCCCGGTTGAGCGTGGAGTGCATGAGGACGTTGAGCGCCTGGTAGATTCCCTGTTTTCAAACCTGAAGCAGGTCTTCCCGGCATCGGTCAGCACCGCCTGGCGTAACCCCAACGACGAAGCAGCAGCGAAACGCCAGTGGATCGCCGCCTTCGCTGAGAACGGTATTCACAACAAGCAGCAACTGTCAGCAGGCATGAAGCTAGCCCGCGCCAGTGGTTCGCCTTTCCTGCCATCGCCCGGCCAGTTTATTGAGTGGTGCAAACAGGGCGAGAATCGCGCAGCCGGACTGCCGTCAGAAGAAGATCTGTATGACATGTTCCGTCTGTACTGCCGCGATCGGGGCATGTATGACAGTAGCGAAGAGTTCCCATGGGAAAGCCCGGCCTGTTTCCACATGGTGACAGCGGTCTACAACCAGATGCGATCATTCAACCTGACGGATTCTGAGTGTCGCAAGCGCTTGGGCGATGAACTGCGCAAGATGTCCCGCCGCATTGAAGCTGGCGAAGTTATCCCACCGCCGCGCAAACAGATTCCTCAATTGCACATTCCGACCGGTAACGAAAAGGCACTGGACCACCTTGCCGACATTCGCCGCCGCTTTGGCCTGAAAGGTGGGCGCCATGACTGAGATGAACCGCATCCGCTTTGAGCGCCTGTACCGCAGCGTTCACGGTGACAGGCACAACCTGACCCGATCGCATCTTGGCTATCAGGATGCCGTGGTAGACAGGGCGTTTTTCTTCTGGCTTGAGGGAAGGGAGAGCACAGCATGAATCAGGTAACTCAACTGGTAATCACACCACCGCTGATGCGGCAGGCCCGCAACATGACGCAGGCAATCATCGACCTGGCTAAGAAGCGAGACCTGACGCCGGAGAAGTTCCGGGCGCACATGAACGCTATCGATATGCTGGCACGTGAAGCACACGACCTGATAGTCGATGCTGAGTTTGAACAGGAAGGAGAAGGTCATGATCCACTATCACGGCGGACCAATAACGCCTGACACCTGCGCTATTCGGGCATGGAAAGGGCGGCATGCTTTCATCTCTTTTGCTCATGCTGGCCAAATAAATCTCGCCTCAGAGTTCTGTCAGTCATTCGCTCTGGACAATGGTGCGTTCACAGCCTGGAAGGCAGCAGGCCGAAACAAAATCGACTGGAGTGATTATTACGACTTCGTGGCACGATGGAAAAACCATCCCGGATTTGACTTCGCCATCATCCCTGACGTTATCGACGGCGGAGAGGCTGAGAACGAGGCGCTACTTGATGAGTGGCCACACGGTGATTTCTATGGTGTACCGGTATGGCACATGAATGAAAGCGATGAGCGTTTTATCCGACTTTGCAATGAATACCCACGGGTAGCAATAGGCAGTTGCGGCGAGTATGACGTTAAGCGTCCTAAGATAGCCGTTGCACGGATGAAAGATCTGATCCGGCACGTTACCGACGATTACGGACAGCCAATTGCGAAGCTTCACGGGCTACGCATGCTCAATCCGCAGATATTCACAGAAATACCGCTGGCGAGCGCTGATAGCACTAACGTTGCTAGGAACATCGGCATCGATAAAGCATGGTCGGGTGCCTACGCACCGTCTTCCAAAGAAACGCGGGCGGCCCTGATGGTCGAACGTATCGAGTCACACAACAGCCCCGGCTCACTGCATTACTGCGAGCAACGGGACCGGTTCAACATGCAGCTACAGCTGGCTGTATAGGAAGAAGCATGAATAACGTAATCCCTCTCAGACCCAAGCACCAACTCCTCAAAGACTCACACTCAGCGATACTGACGGTCCTCAGGATGTTTCGTGAAGGCGGACACAGTAAGCAGAGCATTGACCTGTTGTTGAGCGCCGTAGCCGACAACATCCATGACTACGTGGAGACAATCGAAGGGAGGTAACAGTGGAGACGCAACGTTTTCTACTGAGAGACAGCAACATCCGACAGAACTGCATCAGCGCAATCCAGCAACTCCCCGCCAATCCCGACAAACCTCTGCAGGTAACCATTCAGGAAGACACCAGAAGCCTTGCGCAAAACCGCATGCTTTGGGCTTGCCTGCATGACGTATCAAGCCAGGTGGTGTGGTACGGCAGAAAACTTACCCCGGAATGCTGGAAGCATATTTTTACCGCCAGCCTGAAAGGGCAGGAGACGGTGCCGGGTATCAATGGCGGCTTTGTGGTGCTGGGCCAGTCAACAAGCAAAATGCGCGTCAGTGAGATGCGAGATTTAATCACAATAATCCATGCCTTCGGTGCTGAGCAGAACGTCAGGTTTAGCGACGAGTCAGCGCGTGCGGCTGAGTGGGCTGGAAGATTCGGGAGTACAGCATGACACCACAGGTTACCTCCATTCCTCAGTTGCTCATTGAGACCCGAGGAAACCAAACAGCAGTTGGCCGAGCGATCAAATCCACTCGCACAACTGTCAGGAAATATGCCCGAGACTTTAACTGCCGGTACCACGTCGTAGTCAATGGTGTGTTGATGGTCAGTCAGGGCGATCGTGGGCTTCACAAAAGGAAAAGCAATGAAGAAAACATGGTTCACCCATGACCCTGTAGATACAGACACTGCAAACGAACTCATTTCCCGTTACAACGCCCGCAACATTCATACCCAAAAGACACTCGCCGCCGATCCCCGTTTATGGCTGGTTAGCGCGCTGTTGCCTGAAGGTAATCGCGAACCACGAAGAGACAAAACTTATGAGAACAAATGCTGGGCGTAAGCGTTGTTGTAGCTGCAGTACTGTGCTGACCAGTGAAGATAAACACCGGTTCGGAGTTAGCTGTGAAATCTGCGAAGAGGATATCTGGTATTACGAGCATCTCGACTATCTGCCAATTCATGCCGCATGGCGATATACCTGCTATCAACTGCGCTGGCTGTGGCATACCGCTGGCTACGGACGAGACATATGCCTGCGTCCGCTGCTGCGCCGGCTGGATGCAAGACGACAACATCAGAATGCACGGAGGGGGCGATGAGAAAAGTCAGGCGAAGATGTAAGAATGCGGACTGTCGAGAATGGTTTCATCCGGGTTTCTCAAATCAAACGTGGTGCTCACCAGAATGCGGAACCGTGATAGCACTGACAAAGAGAGAGAAGGTCCGGCATAAGGCGATACAGGAAGCAGAACGACGGCGAAAAGATGAAGCTCAGCAGGAAAAGCGCCACACCAAAATCCGCAAGTTAGCAGTAAAGCCCCTCAGTCACTTCCATAAGCAAACCCAGTCAGCCTTCAACGAATATATACGCACTCGCGATGCCGCCGATCCGTGCATCAGCTGCGGACGATTCCACGAAGGAAAATATGACGCCGGGCACTATCGAACTCGCGGCGCTTCACCCGCTACACGCTACGAGGAAATCAACTGCCATAAGCAGTGCGTACCATGCAACCAGCACCTTTCCGGCAACATTGAAAACTACACGCCTAACCTGATTAAGAAAATCGGTCAGGCTGCTTTCGATCACCTTATGGGTACGCACGAGCAGAAGAAGTGGACGCGGGAAGAGCTACAGGAGTTGGCTGCGCACTACCGGCAGAAAACCAGAGAGCTGATCAAGCAGAGGAGCGAGACACCATGAGCCTTGAAGCGACAGTAAAATATCATTTTCCAAAAACAGCGAGCTTTGCGGGTATGCCGCCTGCAACAGCTACAGATGCGCTATCAGGCACTGACTACATGGCTGCCATGGGAATGACTCAGAGCCGAGCGCCGCTGGGCTATAGTGCGTTCATGGGTAAGGTTGGAGTGAGCGATAACGACGCCCGACGCGCCGTATCGTTATTAACTGAATATGCATTGAGTACCTGCGATAAGGTTGCCGCCTTGCGCAAGCTAGACGCTGATATTAAGCCAGCGGTTATGCAAACGCTCGCAACTTATGCCTACATGGATTATTGCCGAAGCGCCGCCAGCGTCAAACCCTGCGAATGCTGCCAGGCGAAGGGGTTTATTGAGGCTGACGTATTCACCATGAAGTCACCTTTATCAGGTGGTTCTGCCCGAAGTGTGAAAGAAGTGGTGCGTATGCTCTGCAAGACCTGCAACGGGAAGGGCGTCGTGTCATCAGCGTGTCGTGACTGTAGCGGACGTGGACGGGCCGTTGATCGCAAGCTGACTGAAGAGCAGGGCGTGCCGGTCATGGGGGATTGTAAGCGCTGCTGCGGGCGAGGGTATGAGCGCATCCCGTCCACTGATGTTCATCGCACTATCGAAGGAATTACCGCTGCGATATCGCTCGATACTTGGAAGAAGTCGGTCAAGCCGTTCTATGATGGGCTGATCGGCAAGATTGAGATGGAGGAATCATGGGCTAATGCCGCCCTGAATCAGGTTACTCGATAGCGCAATTAGAAATAGCTCATTATTTTATCGTGGGCTATTTACTTTTCCCGAAGCTGGGGATATGCTTCCTAACAGTTGAAGTTGCGCGCTGTTGTTTGACGCGTTAACCTGAAAAGGTCAGTTCCATTGATTTGTGATAGTCAAAACGCCCTGCGGTCTCACCAACTGCGAGGGCTTTTTATTTCTATCCCCTGTAAGGGATAAGACTCACCGCATACCCTGCAGCGGATAAGTAACGTTACTAAACTATTTCAAAGGGTAGCCTTAGAGCTGTTTTATCTGTAATTACATCCTTCGTAAAGCGTCCAAGCGTCTTTGGATCCCGATCAGATGACGCCAGTTCGAATCCGGCAGGATGATCGACATTTTACACCTTTCCTATTGGTAGGATTGACGATCTGTGAAAAGGATGTATGATTTTTATATCAAGTTTTGGGAATGAAGAGGCGGCCCCCAAAAGTAAACCGCCAAGTTGGTAACTTCGACTCGATAATTGGTCTGGTACTCCAACCGCGCCGGCTGTGAGGTCGGCTCCTTTATTTTTTTGGCAGCGGATACCTCAAACGCACTGACTTTGTGTCTATATCTCTTGGACCTTTCGTTGAGTCATAAAAATACCAAATGTTAAACTTTCTCTCGGTATGCCACGTATCGTGCTGCAAATTTTCCCAGCCAAGGTATGAAGCTACCTTTTTTGAGATAGCTATTTTTGCCTCAGATGAAGCTTTACCCTGATAAGCACACATCACAGCTCCAAGAAAAAAATCTGCTATTTGAATGTTCTCAGACGACTTGGAATCCTTTGTCACCACGCGCGAAATAATTTCAGGTCTGCCAAATTTCCTTTTTAGTATGTTGTTAGCAATGACGTGAAACTCTTCATCAGCTTTCTTATAGCGAGACGCTATCGGGTCAACCTCAACCCTAAAGTGACTTTCTCTCTCAGGATGGGCTGATATGACGCTGCCTATTTTCGTAGTTAGAAGTTTAGTGAAGTGCTTTCTTCTTGCAATATCATAATCGCCATTATGATATATCTTGTTAACCATGGATTTTTCGATCACGATGCAGTGAAACGCTAACCATGGAACCTTGAAGAACAAATCAATAAGTTCAATATAAAATTGGGCATATCGCTTCGAATGAGCTTTTTGCCACTTGATCTCTTCATAGAAAAGATGCTTATCGCGCAATTCTCTTACAATGCGAGCAAAGTCTCCACGTCGTTGATACTTCATCCATAAACTGCCGAAGCCGTAGAACCTTTGGCCGTCAATGCCTGATTCGTCACATGCTACGTGCCAAATTAATTTGCCGGGGTTGTCACTATCAACCATTGATAAGCTCGCATCGGATTCATCCTAAGCCGGTTATTTAACCACAAATATAAGCTATTGATAAAGATCGCTTTAATATCAAACTAGCAGGCTCACTTCGGTGGGCCTTTTTCGTTTTCGCCCCTGCCAATCAACATCGACTCTCACCTTTTCCTGTATGGCAGCGGGCGATTTTTTCTTCTGACTACCTACAGCACCGCCCGTAATCACGGAGGTGATATGAGTATCGATATGAGCAAACTGGCTTCAGGCGCGGCATACGGCGCATCTGCCGGGACAATCGCCAATGGTCTGCTGACCAGGTTAAGTCCCGATGAATGGAGTGCTGTAGGCGTGCTGGCCGGTATTCTGGTCGCGCTGTTCACGCTCGGCATCAACTGGTATTACAAACGCAAGGCTACCCTGGCGCAAATCAAAGCACTACAGCGCTGGCCCACCGCGCCTGGCATCAACGAGGATTAACTCATGGCTATGTCTAACAGCCTGCGCAATAAGCTTATTGCTATCGCGGGTGGCGGAGCTATGGCTATCGCTACGGTATTCCTCGGCGGTAAGGATGGGGTAGAGGGCAGGGTATACGAACCTTACAAAGATGTGGCTGGCGTCTGGACTGTCTGTGATGGTCATACCGGCACCGACATCATCAAAGGCAAGCGATACACCGACCGCGAATGCGATCGCCTGATGTGGAACGACCTGCAGCCAGTTAAAAAGGCGGTCGACGGGATGGTTAAAATCCCTTTGGGCGAATACCAGCGTGCCGCGCTTTACAGCTTCACCTACAACGTGGGCACCAGCGCGTTCTCTAAATCTACCCTGCTGAAGCGTCTGAACTCAGGCGATGTTGACGGCGCGTGTGAAGAGCTGCGTCGGTGGATTTATGCTGGCGGGCAGAAGTGGCGAGGGTTAATGAACCGTCGCGATATGGAGCGCACCATGTGCCTGGCGGAGAGTGCCGATGACCTTAAAGGCTAAGGTGTTTGCTGCACTCATCCTGCTGGTTCTGCTGCTACTAGCCACCTCAGTAGCATTCGCGCTTTATTACCGAGGCAATGCCATTGACTACAAGGCGCAGCGTGACACCGCAACCAGCAATCTCAAGCTGGCTCACGACACCATCACCGATATGCAGGCACGCCAGCGCGATGTAGCCGCACTCGATGAGAAATACACGAAGGAGCTTGCCGATGCTAAAGCGACTATCAATCAGCTGCA